GAATGGTGTCCTGCTCGCGCGGCCACGCAATGCCCTGCGGCAGCAAATGCGCCATGGCAAAAGCATAGTCATCGCCGGTGCGCCGTATGTGCCGATCGCCGGTGTAAACGATCGGCGCCTGAAACGGACCAATCTGCTTGAAATTGGCAATCAGATTGACGTCATCATTGAGCGCAAAGGTAAGGCTCGAAAAGCGCCCGACGATGATCCCGTCCCTGGTCCAGTTGACGAAAGCGAAATTGACGTTCGCTGTCGCTTCCACGGTATGAAAGCTGCCCGGCGGGAACGGTCCAGCGATATCGCCGCCGTCGATGACAACCATTCCAGCAATGTCAGCTATGTCGGGAGGGCCAGTGCCGACCGTAATCTGAAAGAGCGGGCTAGGCATTGCCGGAGAATGTCGTCGTGTAAGTAATGTTGCCGAGGACCGCGAGATACCCAGGCGCCGCCATTGGCGTCGTTACAAAGACCAGCTCGTGATGATCCTCACCAAGCGCAGCAGAGATGGCTTCATCAACCCATGAGCGATAAACCGTATCGCCGGGCCGCAACCGATCCTTTAACATCTGAGTGACCGAATCCGCGATCGCGGCACGCGTCGCAGGATTATCCGTTTTCAACATGTAGACCGTGAAATCGATAGGATAAGGAACGGGAGCCTCAAGGAAGAAATCCTTGACCGCGACCGGTCGCTTGACATCGAGCCATGCCGCCACATTTGCTACGTCATCTGCGTCCGGAAATCCTTCATCGGTGGCGCGGAGGTCGTCCATCATAAATCTCACCGTCACAGTCCCAATTCCCATTTCCAGCGGATAGCACCACGCGCGGGTTACGCCAGGATAGGCCAACGTCCATTCCACATAATCGGTCATGCAGCCGCCCATCGGCGGATTTTGAATTCGCAGAATGATGCGAGTGCGCAGATCATCATCGCTCTCCTGATCGGTGCCGCCCTCCATAACGACGACGGTCGCCTGAGAATCGATGCCGGCTATGGCGACAGTCAGAGCAAGCGGATCGCCGGGGATCATATTGCTGGCCACGCCCGGCGTCAGCGCGCGCACGGTGCACGGCGTCGGAAGGGTGCCATCAATGAAGACCTGCTGCGTCGTCTCGTAGGTTATTCTATTGGCGGCGGTGATCTGCACACCCTTGTCCAATGTCGCGCCCTGAATGCCGGTGAAGTTGACGGTGCCCTCGGCGTAGGTCGCGCCCTTACGACCGACCGTGCCATCCGAATTCTTCAGCCAGATTGCGCCGTGCCGATCGAGCCATTCAGTCTCGGCTGTGTCAGGCAGCATCTGGTTGGACAGCCAGTCGATATACCGCAACGTGAGGTGCGCTAGGCCGGCCATGGTATCTGACATGACGCGCAACACGCTATTCGCCACCATGGCCGCGCCGGACAACGAGGCGGTAACCTCGCCGCGCGTCATGGTGCGAACGTCTCTAAGCGTTGGAGTCGACCACGGCATCCCAGCTCCTTATTGCGATAGTGCTCTCACATCGCGCGGGAAAAACAGCGGATGAACCACCTTGTTTTCAGCGATCAGCTCATCGACCCGCGACGGATCGTAATAGAGCAATTGACTGAGCTTTAATCCCGGATAGTTCACCGGCAAATTGAAAGTCACGATACGCGGCAGCAACAGTGCGGTCGTGGCAAGATGCACGGAGATCGAGGCGGCGAGATCAATCAGTGCTCGATAGGAAGCCGAGTCCATCCTGTCGGCCAGATTGTCCTTGGCAATGTCAAATGCATCTTTCATGCTCCGCAGCATCTTCTCGGCGTCGTCGCGACAAACAAACGTCATGCTGGCGACAATGCGAACCTCTGCCGATAGGCAATATAGCAATGCCGCGCCCACGATTAGCGTCGGAATGAAATTGATCGGTTGCTCTGCTTCGAGATTGGTCCGCACATAGGCAAAATTCGGAAGCGTCATTCCGACATTGCGGCACCGGTTGAAACAGTCCAGCAATTCAGTCCCGAATGTATTGACTTCCAGCATGTCCAGATATTCGCCGCGCACATCGCCGATCTGGCGCCGCGCCTCATAGGTCGCCAAGCCGAGCTTTGACGGCAGGCCGCGCAAGAGATTGGCAAGCAATCTTGAGATCACGTCGTCAATCTCCGGGGCCTGATCCCGGAGCATCGCTTTAAGCATGGCCTATACCCCCAATGCCAAGCGCTGCGCCGCCCGATAGCACTGCATTTCCGGCATTCTCGGCATTGCCGGCACTATTAGTGGCAACCTGCGCGGTATCGACCTGCGCCTGCATATTGCCGGGCGTGCCTAGCTCGACGAACTGCATTTCAAATTCTGTAAAGCCGCCACGCTGGCGATTTTCCACCATGGTGTAGCGCTCGCACATGCAAGTGATGCTGTTGCCCGGCAGACAAAAAACCGGATGTATCAGTTCGCCGGGACCGTCCTGCTCGAGCGCATTCACCAGCCGCTGGCGCTGCGCGACGTAAGGAGCCATGCCAGGGCCAAGATTGACGCGATAGATCAGATATCCCGAGAAGTGGAAACGCTTCGCATGCTGCCCCATGTCCTCAGAGTAAGGATCATCGCGCTTGGGATACTCATGGACAACCGTGCGGCGGCCAGATAAACGCGCGCCAGTCTCAACATAGAAGATTACGCCACGCCAGCTCGCGGGCGTCTTGAGCAGGCTGCGCCATGGATTCTGGATATCCATTATCGTCGCCATGGCTCACCCGTAACTGTAATAAATGTTGGCGCCGTCATGCCACACGCGAAATGCCGTTGTTCCGGACGATATCGATATCGCCCCCGTTCCGCCGCCAATCCGAATACCATTCGCAAATGTCACATTGTAGGTGGTCCCAGTACCACCAACGACAAAGACCAGAATGCCAAACTGCCCACTGTTGCCAGTAAGGGTCACGGTAACGAAGCCGGTTGCGGTCAATGTAGTGATCTTGTCGACGGCGACCGTGACCGCGCCGCTGACACTACGCACATCTGTCGTCTTTGTTTTTACCTCCTCCCAGCCAATGGCGTTCCATCGCCACTGCCGATTGTTCAGCGCGTAAACCTGGCCGACACTCGGCGATGCTGGAAATGGAATAGCGCCGCCGCCTTCGGCCCAGATGCCGCCATAGTAGCTGTACTCAATTCCGCTCGTGGTATCGATCCAGCGGAAGCCGTCGTACGGCACTCCCAGATCGGGAATGCTCGGTGGTGTCGCTTGCGATGTCGACGTCGTCATCGTCATGCCGGAATCTTCAACCGTGTCGCCCAGCAGATGCAGCTCGTTTGATCTTAATGCTGCAGCGAACGCTGTCTTGTTGAAGTGCCCGAGATTGATCGGTTCGGCGATGATTTGTCCGTGGATATGGGTCGATGAACCTCCGGCAAACAAGCTGCCGCCCGCGGAATAGCTCGCATTCCCGCCCGCCTGGTCGACGATATTTCCCGATGCCGACGATTGGATACTTCCTCCCGACGCCGTCGTCTTGTGGTTTTGATTTAGGTGGGTGTGCGAGTCGTTCGTTATCTCGGTGTAGTTCTGACCGTTGCTGATGTCGGTGGTGTCCCACTTCCATCTCGGTACGTTGCTGCCGCCAGTGCGCAGAACGCCCGACATTGGCGTTGCTTCGTCAGTAGACTGTCGCTCATGAATGCCGACGGTCTTGTCGCCCGGCGAGAAATGCTGATGCGCGTTTTTATTTACGCGAAACTCGGTATCGACCTTGTTGGTACCTGTCTCGCCTTCGTGCTTGTATTCGGCAGTTTGTTGCTGTTGTTGTTGCTGTTGCTGTTGCTGTTGCTGCCCGGCCTCTACGGCCTGCGATGCCTTGCTGACGTCGCGTTCCTGCGGCTGCTTCTGCACGTAGCGGACCGAAGTATAGCGATCCTTCTGCTGCTGGTTCTTGCCATAGCGCGGATTTTTTGTAGAGACCAAATGCGCGCCGTCATTGGTGAAGACCATGCACTGGCCATTGCCGCCAGGATCGTAGATCTGACCATCACCAGCCTTTTGATTGTACGGATAAGTGCGACGGTCAACGACATAGCCGATCGGATGATCGATGTGGCCATTCATGTAGTGCACGAATATCTCGGCCGCCGGACTGCTCGGCTGCTGCGAGAATTGCTGGCCGCCGCTCGAGCTGCTGCCGGATTGCTGTGACTGCTGACCCTGCTGATCCTGATCCTGATCCAGCGGCATCATCGCCAAGCCGATCGGCTCCGGCGTCTCGATGTCCTGGTGCCAGGAGCCGTGCAGCGTATCGACATAGTTGACGCGCCGCATGTAGTCTTTCTGAGACTCAAACTTTCTCCCAGTGCCTCGCAAGGCCGCAGTGGTCTTGCGATAGGCCATCGTCAACGTGCTGCGGACGACGCTCATCCAGCACCAGCTTGTGGCGTGCCGCCAGAGAGAGCCGCCTGGTTGCACAATTCGAGGATGGTCCGCGTGCCGATCTGATTGTCCTGAAGAAATGTCACAGATTTTACGATCAAGCTTGTATCCATGATTAAGCTCGGCGATTTGACGTAAACGTTAGCCCCTGGCGGCGGCCACAAAGGTCCACCGCCGCGGCCCTTATCGGCTCCTGGCGTCCAGCCATAGACTGTTGCAAATACCGTGATCTGGTCGCCGCTCTGCATGGCGTTTTCCATGGCGCCGCGCCCCTGCGGTATGATGCCCTTTATTCCCGGCACCTCGGCAACGAGCCCCATCATTGCGTTCCAATTTATGCCCTGTAGACCGAGCTTTTGCTGAGTGAACGGCATGCTCGCAACCGCAGCGCCAAAGCCAGTATCCTTATGGCCAGTCTGTTGCGTCGCCACTGGCACTTCCGTGCCATAAGTCGGATTATAAATGATCTCGCGGCCCTCAAGAATGTTGACGCCCTCAATCACTGCAGGACCGCCGCCGCCAAAAGGTCCGGCAATCGCAACAACGTTGCCCATCTCATTCGAAGTGAGCAATACCCCGAATGACTTGAGCAACCTTTGCAGGCTGTCGAGATTACTTTCGCCAAATGGAATATTGAACCGATTAAATATATGATTAGGCAGCGATCCGCCCTTGACGACCAGGCTATTGCCGGACTGCTTGACGATGTCCTGAGCAATCGCAGGAACGGCCTTATTGAAATATTCATGCCCAGGTGGCACCGTACTGTTGACCCCCATATTGAAAGCACTCGTTGCGCCCTGAATTTCAACGTAGTGCCGATTCGCATCGTAAAAGACTTGGCGCGTTGTCACCTTGCCCGTAATTGCCAGATTGCCGGCAAGCGTAACCGAACATGAATCACCAGGACGAATCTGCATTCCCGCAAAGGTCGGCGGAATTGGTATTGCTTCAGAGCAAGTAAAGCGAAACGTGTAGGGCGGCGATTCCTTCGTCGACATCGCCCAACGCACTGAGACGCTTTCCCAATCTCGATACTGCATGCCTCCTACGTTGAGTATTGCGATCTCGCTGGAAGGGAACGGCATTATTCATGCGCACTGTCTGAATGCTCCGGCACTTGGCCAGCGCGTTCATTCTGTGAAGGTTGAGTAATTTTTAACTTGGAAAACATATCGCGCACCTGTTCCGGCGTCTTGGTTTTCTGAGCCTCGTTCATGCCCTGGAAATCAACATTGACCTCGGCAGTACCCTTGGTTCGCGGTTCTGCTTCTAACTTATCTATGTCTGCACGCTGCCGAGCACGACTGATGTAAATGTCTTTAGGATCGGCGCCTTGTTCATCACCTTCTTTTGTCGGAAGCTTAAACTCTTTCTGTGTTGTATCTTTCCCTTCGGAAAGCGGCGCCAATACATCCGGCATGCTTTCCCGCGGCCTCGGAGTAAATCCGCCGCGCGGCAACATCGGACCAATCATTGCCTGGGCGCGCCCAGCATCCTTTGCCGCTTCTCGTGCCGCTGCCGCCGCCGTGCCTTGCGGGTCGATGCGCGCCAAACCGTCACGGCCTATCGTCAACTCTAGTGGAGAGACTGCGGCCTGGCGCAGCAGGTTCGCTTTGAATGCCGGCCATTCACTTCTCGAAACGGCGAAACAACCTTCCGAATATAGGCGATCTAGCTCGCTTCCTGATGCAGCATGAATTTCTATTCCTTGGCGCGGACGATTAGGAAATTTTGGGTCTTGGATTTCACCGCCAGGACCACCCACGCTGGCGACAGCGCCGATGCGCTGACCAATTGGCCCAACGTCTCCGATGTTGATCGGAAAGGTACCAAACGGAATCGAGCCTCGTCCTCTTCCGCCAGTACCGTAATGATATGTCTCGCCGCCTAACTTGACCGTGCCACCGAAATGAAATGGACGATCAGATTGATCTTGAGCAACGCTGGCTACCGATCCATCGCCGGCAGCGACCTTGCCTGCAGCCTCAACGTGTTTGTCTACTTCCCAAGGTCGCCGAAACGGGCCGAAATATTCTGAAGCTCCAACCCATTTGCCTTCCACCTGACCAGCGATCCTATTGTGCTTGGGAATCGAACGCTCGAATTGCGTCGCCATCGCATTGATCTGCGCGTCGGGATCGTTTACGGCCTTTCCGGTTTGTCCATATCTAGCCAAGTCACCGGACTCGAACTGATATAAACCACCGCCGGGAGCATTCGGATTAAGACTGGATTCCTGCATTCCAAGCGAAAGCGTGAGCTTGGCCCACTCTTCCGGCGTGCCCTTGGTTATGCCCCAGCGCGGTCCGTCCTCTGGCACGTAGCCATTAAGCGAAGAGTTTTTGAAGCGCTCAACTAATTTGCCGTACATCTGGCCAGCGTTGGCAGGAGCACCGCCACGTGGCGCAAGACCGGAAATCCTGCCGGTTGGACCAATCGTAACGCCAGGGCCGCGAGTCCCGCCAACATATCCTTGGATCTGCCCTCCTGGCCCGACCACGGTGCCAGCAGGAGTCGTTGTACCGCCCGGCTTTTTGTCTTCCATCCGCTTCAAGATATCGCGGATGTCGGTGATGGTGCGATTACTGTCCTGTTCAGTCTGGCGCATCTCGCGCATTTGATCGCCGCCCCCGCCGAACAGGCCGCCGATCGCGCTTTTGGTCCTCGACCAAAAACCAGGTTGCTGCGCTTTGGGCTTCAGCAGCTCGCCGATATTTGGGATCGCTGGGCGAGCTGGTTGCGCTACCGGACCGATCTGATTGCCTTGCCCAAGCACGCGCTGGATGTCGGCCATAGTGATCTGCTGCGGCGGCGGACGGTCAGCGGCAGCGGCAGGAGTAATAAGTCCAAGACTACTTTGTTTGTCAGGCGAAGCTTGCCTTTTTCGCCAAGCATCTATCAAAAAAGGAATAGGACCGTAAATTCCAAAAGTCGTCAGCGTAGTGCCCAAGCTTCCTTGGCTCTTCGGTTTACCTGCTTGTTCTTCCAGTCTTCTCCGCTCAAGTTCGTTAACAATACCCTCTGCCCAGCTGCCACCGAGTCCGCCAGCAATCGCGCCAGTAATAGCGCCTCCTGGACCACCAGTCGCGAAGCCAGCGGCGCCACCGACTACTTCGCCAATCGTCTTGCCAAAACCGCCAAGTGGCGTTTTTGCTTCTCCGCCCAGTTTTTGCTTCGCCTCTTCGCCAATCCTGATACTATTTTCAATTGCGTTCTCAACTGCAACCAACGCATCGATTTGTTGATTAACCCATTCGCTGATGCCGTGGCCCTGGCCAAGGTCACCACCACTCATCCTCTTGATGATTTCGTTGATCGGGCCGATGACATGCTCCTCGATCAACATCCATTCGAGTTCTAACTTGCTCCTCACGTCATGAACATTCTGGTTAAACTTCTCAAGACGCTGCTCATCGCCACCGAAAAGATACTTAACCTGTTTCTCATATTCAGAATAACTGTCGAGCACCGACTTCGGAATGCCGAGACTCATGGCAATATATATTTTGGCACGCTCACCTTGCTGGCCGTAGAATTCCAAAAGTGAATCCCATACGCCTTTCACGTCGCCCGCAGTCGCTCGTTCCTGCATCTTGCGGATCTGCTGCATGGCAATGCCGGTGCCTTGATCCATCGCCCGTATCGTCTCAACGAGTGGACCGGCATTGGTCGCCTGCATCTGCCTGACCATGCCGAAGAAATGCGAAATCTGGCCAGTGCTCTCATCGGTCGTCATGCCCATGCGACGCATCGTCTGCTGCATGGTCTCCAGCTCGCGCGTCGACAGCCCGGTGTCGATCGCCATCATCTTGAGGTTCTGGCGATTAGCCGCGAAGTTCTCCAGGCTCTTGCCAGCTAACGCAACAGCTCCGGCAACGCCTCCAACGCCAAGCATGCTCTTGGCAAAGCCCGTCATGTAGCTCGCCATCACATCGACATCACGGGTGGTGCGTTTGACTATTTCACCGAGCCCGCCGGTCGCACGCGTCATGCGAACAAAGCCGCCGCTGCCCTCTTCGCCGCTGTCCCGGATGCTACGATTGAGCGCACGCAATTGACTGCTGATGGCGCGCAGCCCTGGAGAGATCGAATCTTTCAGAGCTATTTCAAATTCAACGCGTTGGTCTACTGCCATGTCGGCATCTGCTTGCTTTGCTCAGACGTGAATTGGCCGTCCTCAAATAGCGGCCCGCCAATCTCGGTATTCACTTTCACGCCTGGTGGCACGGCGTTGGCCCGTACCTTGAAATTAATGGCACCAGATCGCCGCTGCGGCGCGCTCTGATCAACGCGCTCGCGTTCTTCGGCCGCCTGTGCCGCCGTGATCGCCGTTGTACCCTGCGTAAAAATTTTCAGCGCTTTCTCTGGCTTGTCCCTCAAGCCATGCCATTCCTGTCCAGCCTGTCGGCGCAGGGTTTCAAATGCTTGCTTCGAACCGCCAGCCACATCTTCGTAAAGTTTTCCATACTTCAACTGCATGTATTCATGCAGCGCGCCAACTTGCTCGCTGAGCGTGGATCTGCCGCCCGGACCGCCGCCATGAAGATGCTTCGCCGTCGCGGGGTCCATGCCCATTTTTACGGCTTGATTAACCTGGGCTTGATTCATCTGAAAGAAGCCGTAGTCGGCAAATTTTGCAGCTTCTCTTGGACTGGCCGCTATGTTGCGATTAATACCACCGCCGCCCGGCTGATTGTATTTTTCCGAATAAGCTTCCTTCCTGCTGAAATCAGTTTCCGTCGCGCCGATCGCTCCGATAAATCCCATTTGATTTGCAATGCCGGCAGGCACGACTTGCTCACCCTTGAACACCATGGCCGGTCCGGTTCTCTCCACCTTGTGACCAGCGGGCAAGAGGACCTCGTCTTTATGCAGCTTCGCATATCCGGTCTCGGGAACATCAGTCGTACCCGACTGATAATTCGGCAGATTGATATTCTTCTGCTCCATTCTCGTTAGAATATCGCGGACCTCATCAAGCTTTTGTTTGCTATCCTTCTTTGACTCGGCAAATTGGATGGTCTCGGAATCGTCCTGCAATCCAGCCTCTTGTTGCTGCGGCTGATACTCATGAGGAAGGCCAAGCATATCGATCAGCTCGTCGCCCCACTCCGGTGACCATAGCTTTGGCTTCGATCCGGGCGCCCAATGTTTTTCCGGAAAATAATCTTTCGTTGCTATGGTTGGATTATTAGGACGACCGAGCAATCCGCCGATAATGCCTCGCACTCCGCCAAGCGCATCAAACATCTGCTTGTCGCTCGGCACCGCCTTGATCGCATCACGAGCCGGAACAATCGCCTCGCCTTCGTGCACCACAGCCAGGCCAGTTTTCTGCACTCGCGCCGTCCCGGCCTGATATCGCCGCAACATTTCCGGCTGCGGTTGCTCGAAAGGCATTCCCTCTGTTTGCGGCATGCCGCCAGTTGCTACAAATGCCGGACCAAAATTCTGCGCGGCTTGAGCGGTAGCAAATGCCCCACCGCCGCCACTCTTGCCCTGAACCAAATCCAATAATGAATTAAGTACTTTCTCAGCTTCCGTAGCGGCTTTTATGATCGCATCAAATTCGCCAATGACCCATTCGCTAAAGCCGTGCTGCTCGCCAGCCTCATCATATTTTCTGAATATATTATTGAGCACGCCGATGACATGCTCGGCAATCAAATACCATTCGCCTTTGATCTTGCCGCGAATGTCTTCAAGATGGCCCAAGTATTCCGCAGCTCTCTTCTCATCGCCATCAAATAAATATTTTACCTGCTTTTCATAGTCCTCAAGGCTGAGCAACAATGACGGCGGAATTCCACCGAGCAGATTGGAAATATAAGTCTGCGCCTCGCTGTTCTGCGCCTTGTAAAAGTGAATGAGCCGGTGCATCGCCTCATTCCACTTGCCAGCGTCCATCAGCTGCATCAGATCATTAGCGACAGCTACACCGTGCTGTCCCATCTCACCTAATCCTTTCCAAAGCGGCGAGCGTTCCACGTCGCGGCCCATCGCGTGCATGGTCCGCAATTGGCCCATCAAACTGCCGACATAGCCACGCGCCTCCTCGCCGCTGTAGCCCATGCGGCGCATCGCTTGCTCGGTCCGCTGCACCTCGGTCGTTAGCAAGCCGGTGTCACGCGAGAACGCCGATAGGCGCACGCGGTTAGTTGCAAAGTTCTCCAGGTTCTTGCCCAGCAACACCACGGCGCCCGCGGCCCCAGTAACGCCGAGAATGCTTCCGGCCAGGCCAGAGACCCTGCCGCCCATCGCCTGGAGATTGTCAGTAGCATTGACGATGGTTTGCTGGAACGACCTGGTCTCGTGAGCAACCTTGGTAAAACTATCCGACGAACCAATGCCACTTTGAGCCGCCTCAAGTCGCAGCGCCTTGAGGTTTGCCGCGATCTCCTTGATACCAGCCGAGATCTTGTCGCGCAGCTCGATCTCGATCGGCATTATTGGATTGCGCGGTCCAGTCGCCATCAACCTTCCTCACTCGCGGCAGCGGCGGCGATCGCCTCTTGCTTTCGTTGGATCAATTTGCTGGTCCAGGCCCGATGCCGATCGATTTCCGTTATTGGCAAATTCAGGAATTCGTTCGGATGGCGACCGTATTCTTTTGCCAGGCTATAGCAGTCCAAAATGATGTCGTCGGTCTTCACTATAGCTCTGGCATAAAAAAACCCGCGAGCTGCCAAGCCGCGGTGTTCCAGTCCTTCGGATGCATTTGCTTGATCGTCGACGGCGGCACCGCAGCCAGCGCCGCCATCATCGTAGTCATTGCCTTGGCATCGAACGTGATCTTCGGAGGATCGGAGAACATGTCGAGCAACACCGGATTGCCGGCGCGATCAATGTCGCCGGCAGTCGGCTCCCGAAACTTCAGCTCCTTGACCTCCTCGCCATTGGCGATGACCGCCTTGCGCAACGCCACAGTAATGTCGGCACCATTAAGTTTCGATGCCTCGGTCTTTTCTTCTGCCATGCCTCCCTCCTAGAAGTTAGAGGATCTCGTCGCACGAAATTCCTTCGAAGCGCACGCGCGTCTGACCCTCGCGCGTGTTGATCTCTTGCGCCGACCGGCACCACGCCTCACGCAAGACGTAAGTGTGATTGTTGGCTAGCTCCGCCGTTATGGTGACGTTGGTCATCGCATCGAGCGCGTCGATCGACAGATCGACCGTGGTCGATACGTCGCCCTCGATGTACGGCACGCGCGGCAGCTCGCTGTAGCCATGGACGTAGTCCTGGCCGGCGATGCCCGCGCGCTCCAACGGCGATGGACTGACGGTGAAGTTGCCCTTGAGGGGCAAGATGTTTCCGTCAGACTTGAACCAGGCAATGCCTGCTATTCTTTGCGCCATTTAAGTCTCCTTCAGTTGTATTAATTAAATACCAGCGACGGCCGGAGCCGGCACGCCAGCGCCAACGATCTCGATGTCGACGCCGCGGTCGTATTGCAGCCTGAACTGCGCCAAAACAGCGAAGATTCTGAGCAAATTTGTCGGCTATCTCACGCGCGACGCAGCGGGCCGCGCAGTGCATTGACATGATGCGCAGCGCGCAGTGCATTGACTTGCGGTGCAGGCGGCGGAGCAGACGCAATCGGCCATGGCGGCGCCCCCAGCGGATTATTCTGTGGCGGCCCCGGTCCTGCCGGCATCTCTCTCCGCTGAGCCTGCACGAACTGCGCCACGGCATCTTGCACGGCGTAGCTGAGGTCAGTCAGTTGTGCGGCGTTCGCTGGCGATGACGGAGTGACCGGATCGCGCACGAGCGCCGACATCTGGTTTAGCGGTACAAGGAGTTGTCCCAGCGCGTCAGCGGTGCCCATTTACGCCGCCGCTAGGCTGTGGCGATTGCCGGAACGCCCGCACCGACGATTTCGACATCGACACCGCGGTCGTATTGCAGCCGGAACTGCGCCAAAACAGCGAAGATTCTGAGTTGATTCACGAGATCCGGCGGATACAGGACATTGAGTCTATTGGGATCATTTACGTCCCGTTCGACAATCAGGTTGTTCTTGAATGCGGTCGCGTTCTCCACGAGGCCCTGGAACTCGTCGATCCGATATTGAGCAAGCAGCTCGGCCTTGATCGACTTCGGCGTGACGATCGCCTGCCCCGGGCCAAAGCGCGTGCCGTCGTCGGCCAGCTTGTGCCGCGGAAACTTGGAGGTGATCGCCTGGCGCTGATTGCGAAGTACCCTAGCCAGAGTCGCAAGAGTAGTCACCAGCTCGTAGGCATCGTCCGACATGCCGTAGAGATTGACCGTCGCGGTCGTGCTCTCACGGGCGATCTTCGGAACGCCGTCCTGCAACGTGCGCTGGGTGGCAAGCCCTGCCTTCGACAGCGAGTTCAGCTCCGTGAGCAGAAAGCGATCCTGCCCCGGCGCCGGGATCATGCTGTTGAGGTTCAACGTCTGCAACGGCCGCGCCGGATCGTTCGACAAGGCGCGCGCCGCCTTGGCGCAATAGGCCGCCGCCCATTCGAACACCGGCGACTGCACGGTTTGCTCAAGTGCCAGCACCGAGAGCTGCGCCGAATTGCGGCTGCCGGCAAAGTTGGTCAGCAGATCGGCATAGGCATCGGGAATGCTGGGACTGCCGCCACGCCTGGCCGCAAAGATGTGGCCAAAGTGCTGCCGCATCCATCCCCAGCGACCGGTATCCGAGAAGCCATATTCCGTTTCCCAGGCCGTCAGCGACGTCGAGTCGGTGTAGCCGAGCGCGACGAATTCCGCCTCTTGCTCTCCGAGATTTGAAATGGCGTTGGTGAAGCTCGGCACGCCGGCACCGCTCGCCATCTTGGTGTAGGTGAGGGTCAAGCCGGGAGGCATGATCTCTCCGCCGACGCGACCATAGTAATTGTCCGACAGGATGATGTCGTTGCCGGTCACGCCCTTCCACTTGCAGGTGATCGGACAGGCGCCCGCGGTGACCGTGCCACCCACGACCGGCAAGTTTGGCATCGCGGCGATCGCCGACTTGATCGAGGCAGCAACTATCGCAACGGTATCCGATGCAGCAACACCGACCGGCACATGATAGCCGCCAATGTAGAGGTGAAGCGTCCCGGCATCCGTCGGCGGCGTCGCCACGGTGATCGTCCCTGTCGCCGCTGTGGTGCCCTCAGCCACCGGCAGGCACCACAGCTCCTGTGCGAAGTTGTTCGCCAGAAAGGCGCGTGTCATGCAGCTCAGCTCGCTGCCCTGGCCAAAGGCACGATCCGCCTGCGCCTGCGACGCGATCGGCGTCGGCACGTCGGCCGGCGCGTTGCCGGCCGCGATCTTTATGCCGACGATGAGCGCCGGCATGCGGTTGATCGGAAGTCCGGCTTTGCTCGGATCGATTTCTACGTAGTAAAGTGGTATTCGAAAACCGTCCGGAATATTGGAAAAGCTAATCGGCATGGGGGTTTCCTTTCATACCTCGATGTAGTAGCTTGCAGGGACAGGAGGTTCACAGCCCATGCAACATACGGTCTACTGGCTTTACAGTGGTAAGGGCAAACGCCCTAAAAATCACGGTTACATCGGAATAACTGCAAATCTTGAGATGCGCATTCTTCAACATCAAAGATTGAACGAAAGACACAGAGTTCTGAAAGTGCCAAAAGAATTCAATTGGCGCGTTCTATTCATCGGCACTAAGAAACAATGTCTTGAACTAGAAAAACGTCTACGCCCCAGATCTAATATTG